AGATATTCGGATCCTTCAGGAAGTTGAACTTCTATTTCTGCGTAAATTTTTCCAGTCGGAAATTTTATTGTCATTTCTCTGCCGATAACGAATCCAACTTTCCCGCCAGCGTCGTCAATTATATTTATAGTTCCGTTCGTTCCTTTTGGAATAAGACGAAAAACAGCAAGATTTGTTTTTGATCCTGTTTCTGTTTTTTTGTAAACATTTATTTTAATATCGTCAATTGACGAAATAGGGACAAGAAACGGCGAAGCGCTTGAATCCTCTATTGTGAACGTACACAAAGGCACGTCGTTTCCCTTCATTACCTTCATTATTCTAACGTTAAGTAGTGTATTTTTAATAAAACATCGTAATCGCCGCCAGTCACATTTGCTGGCGATGTGCAAGAATCGCAAACAGCAACAACAGACTTTCCGCGAACTAATTGCGTTTCGTTTCCGTCAGCATAGGCCTGAACGCCTTTTCTTATGATCGGCGTTGTTGCTCCAAAGAAATCAATAAAATTGAAAATGTTTTCTGTTGAATCTGTTGTTTTAATAAACAAAGATCCGCCGTCATACGGAATTGATGCTGGCGAAACAGTTTCGATCAATGCTTCTGCTGTTATTGATATAATGTCGTGGTATTTAGACGCTGTCAATGCAAGTAATTCGATCGGCGATCCCGAAAGAATTTCAGCGCTTGTCAATGTTACTTCCTTGTATTTTGGAATGTACTTTGCCTGAACTTCGTTTGAGCCTCCGCGATCTAAATAAGCGTCGCGATTAATTGCGTGCGCCATTTCATTAACCATAACGCGCTCCCATTTTGTTGGATCGGTTCCGCATGTTACGCCTGAACCGCTCACAGGACTAATCCATTTCCATAAGTACGAATTATAAGTCGCAAACTTATTGACAGTATCGTCGTAAGTCGTGCCAGCATTATAAGCCGAAATATAAGGCGCAATTTGCATGTTTCTGAAGTCCGCATACAAATAAATTAAATTCAAGTCCATTTCTGCGTGCGTCAGCGCGCTTCCTTTTCCTTTTAATTCGCCCGAATCAGTTGAACGGGTTTTGATGTCTTTTGAATAAATTGTCATTTTAATAGCAATTACAATGTGAATAACGGCCGCATTTATTGCAAGCCTGTGAACTTCCTATTTTCCTTCTGTTTCCGCCGACTGCTGAAATCTTAAACGATCCCGATTTAATGTTTTCGTTTGTACCTTTCCATAAGTCGAAATCCGATTGATTTCTGTTTAAGTAGTCGATCATTTGTGATTGATAGATCTGCGCGCCAGAAATGGCCTGACCTATCTTTCGTGAAATTTCCTTTTCCGTTGCTGGCTCCGAAAATTCGTCAACCTTTCTTGTTAATCCGTGTGCGCCGACATTGATGTCAATGTCTTGGATAATTCTTGAATAAGCGTAATAAACTAAAACGGCGCGAACTCCGCCGAATGTATATGTTTTATTGTTATATGCATATTCTCCGCCTTCAAATAACTTCTTGTAATTTTCTGCGTTATCAAATTGTGATTCGAATTTTGAAATCAAATCAAGGTATAATGATTCGCCCAAAATTGGACGAAGATTAAATTCTTGCGCTTCTAAAATTTGATACTTAACTTTTGAATTCGTGTCCGTATTAGCTGACAACTGTTTGAATTCTCGAATGTCGTCTATTGTGATTAACCTTGTCTTCATTGTATTACGCCTCCGCTTTGAATTGATTTTACTTCGCCAGCAAGTTGAATCGCTTCTTCTTGTGACATTTTGAAAACTATCTGCAAAGTGTTTTGCTTTTGCAATGGCGACAAATCTGGATTCGCAATTATTCCGATTAAAGATTGAAGACCACCAACGCCAAGCGATTCGTATAACGGTTTTACGTTTGCCGTTTTTTCTTCTACCGTCGGAAGGTTTAAAGATTCTAAAACTTGATTTTGCGTCACGAATTGAAAGTAATCTTGTGAAATAGGAACCTTGTTTTCGTATTCCAGCGGAATGATTGAAACGCCTTCAGTCGCGATCGCTTCTTTGTAGTTTTTCGCAATCTCTGTCAATATTTCTTCAACAAAAATTCTATATTCCTTTGTGATAGAATTATAATATTTGTAAGCGTTTCCAATAACGTCGCCGCCTAATCCCTTCGACGTATCTTTTAGTAATTCATACGGGATTTGAAAATGGCTTATAATGTTATCGCGAACAGAACTTTCAGTGTATTCATACAACTTGTCAACGTCTTGAATGTCGACTTTTTTCAATTCGATCGGCGTGCCTCCGTTTCGCTTTTCAATTAACATTAATTTCATTGAATCTTCTGTTCCTTGAAAAAGCGAAAGCGTTTCCATAAAAGCCTCCCTTTGTTCGTTGCTGTCTGAATCTTCGCCGTCGACGAATTCGTCAACTTCAATAAGATGCGACGCCATAAAATTAGTAGTGATATTTCTATACTTAAAAATTTTAGCCTTTGCGTCAGTTTGCATGTCTTCAAGCACTGCGTCAGAAGGCGCAAGCGGATATTCTAAACCTTCAATAGTTGCATAAAGGATCTGTCCTTTATAGTTAGCCCAGCCGCCACATGCTTCGACCTGACTTAACACTTCGTTAGGATTGTAGTAATCGAAATATTCAAATTCTTTTTTGTCGATTTTTGAATCTAAGGAAACACGCTTGTTTTGCCGAATGAAAATGTAAATGTTTACGTTAATGGATCACTAAATCAAACTGTTACTTACATACCTTTAAGCGGACAAACAATCACAATCACTGGATAAATGGATATAGTTTTAGAAAATATTATAGTCGGAAAAAATCAAACGACTTCAGCATGGCAGGCAGACACCGAAGTTTATCCGCTTGGATTCTTTATGATATCGACAGACGCCTACTATAACGGAACGACTGTCAAGAAATGGAAAATTTCAAACGGCGTTGACGCATGGGCAAATATTGACTTCGTTCCTGTTGCGGAAACTTTAGCGCAAATTTTAATACACGGAAATAAAACGGGAGGAACAAAGATTCAATCCGACAACGGATATAGTGACGTAGACGTTAGCGACTTAGGGTTGTCAATGCGCCACATAATAAACGGGACACAGTCTTTTACTTCGTTGTCAGAAAACTTATTGCAAATCCAATTTTCTCAATACGGTAAAACTGGACAAATAAACTTCAGTCAATTACTTTGCACAATACTAAACGACACGCGAATTGAATTCACTTCGCCTTCGGTTACTAAAAACGGATACGAAATAGCAACAGAAAGCATGGTTCATGCTACTGTTCAAAGCAATATAAAAATAATTGGCGACTGGGACGCAAGTTCTGGATCTTATCCGCTGGCAGACGAAAGCAACACGACGCCTTTTATTGCGCAATGGGGATCAACAATAAAAGCGGGCTGGGCGTTTCGTGTTGGGTATCTGCAAGCGGGAACGGTTGACGGCTTTGATTATGAAAATGGCGACGTTGTCTATGCATTAATAGATAATCCGACAGACGATTCAGCGGACTGGGGTGATCTTGATCACAACTTGCAGCAAGCAAACGAATCAATTCGCGGAACAGCAAAAATCACAACAACT